TATGCGTTCGTGATTCCATTAGAGTCACAACTGTTAAACCATCAGGGTCTGTATCAATTCTTTCTGGCGCAACGCCTGGAGTTCACTGGGCACCTGGCGGAAATTATTTCTTGAGAGCAATTCGTTTTGGGAATACCGACCCAATGATTCATCTGTTCAAGGCTGCTGGATATAAGATGGAGGCTGACCTTGTATCTGCGAATACAACTGTCGTATATTTCCCAGTACATTCTGGCCACGCAAGATCTGAAAAAGATGTAACATTATTTGAGAAGATTGCGCTTGCTGCTACTGCTCAGAAATACTGGTCTGATAATGGCGTGTCTGTAACGCTTTCATTTGACAAAGAAACTGAAACCAAGCATATTGCGCCTGCACTTCATATGTACGAAGGACAACTAAAAGCAGTATCATTCTTGCCGATGGGAAATAAGGTGTATCCGCAACAGCCATACACTGAAATTACCGAAGAAGAATATAACAGTTATATTGGTCAAATTAAGAAGATCGACTGGTCTGCTATTTATGACGGAGCAGAAAATCTGGAAGCACAGGGCGAAATGTACTGTACCACAGACGCTTGCGAAATAAAAATCTCTTAGTATGATAAAATAGACTCATAATGTCTATCCCATCCAATCTATACGCAGAGAAAGCCTTCGCAGAACATCCAATAGCCTTGTGGTCTTTAGATGATGCTGCTGATTATATTTCTTTACTTTCAGAGTCAAACCGTAACGTATATGAATGGAATCCAGAAAACTGTTCTGTTGAACAAGTAACTTCTGTAATTGGAGAACCATTTGTTGATAGCAGTGTAACTAGAATAAGTGGAAACGTAATAACAGAGGATAGCGGTTCTTTCTCTTGTACAAGTTCAGATATTTTAGACTTTAGCGAAATAAATAAAGATCTAGGAACCTTCTGTATTGGCGCACATATATACTCAACTAGCCCATATATAACAAGTTATGAAATAGGATACGAGTACTACGATGTCCCACTTGGTGAGTGGATTCAAAAAACTAAAACATTTAACATAACTATAATGGATAAATGGATGTTCTTATCTAACTCATTTACTGTTCCAAACAACGAAGGCTCGATGCGTTTATTTTTAAAGGCAAACTTTTTAGGTGGTTATCAAGACACATCAGAAAATTCTATACTAGTTAACGGATTTACACTAGGTCAATGGTCAGAAGAGTTTGCTTCTACTTCACTCGGTGTTACACCAATCGAATTGCCATCTGGAATTTTTAATGAAACAACTTACGGCTATCCAGCAAGGTCGTATGGTTTAGAAGATAATGATGGATATTATCTTGTTAAAGATAATTCTTTTGTTGCAAAAAATTCTGGTGCACCAATGGTTTACGGTACATCTAATTGCACAGTGATAACTCCAAATAATAACAAGCCATCATTAATTATTCCTTCTATGGGATTTTTAAATGATACTGGGAAATATAGAACCTATACAGTAGAAATGTGGATGAGAATTAACTGTGATTCTATAGAACCTAAAAAGATTTTTGGAAGTTTAGAAAATGAAAGTGGTCTTTATGCTGAAGGTCCATTTTTAGTTTTAAGAATTGGGAATAAGTCTGCGTCACACTATATTGGCGAATGGTCTAGGCCAATGCTTATTCATATTTTATATTTTGAAAATACATCAAAGATGTACATTAATGGTGAAGAGGTATTATCTATAACATACAATCAGAATGAAATTGATTTTAATTCAACAAACAATTGGCTTGGTTTTTGGTCATATGATGATATCTCTCCAATTGAATTAGACTGTGTTGGTATTTATCCATACAAGGTTTCTAATATTGTTGCAAAAAGAAGATTGGTTTTTGGACAGGGAGTAGAGTCACCAGACAATATTAATACGGCATATAGCGGTCAATCGCTTTTAATTGACTATGCATTTGCTGACTATACCAATAACTATTCTTATCCAGATATAGGAAGATGGAATCAGGGAATTAACGACAATCTGTCTTCAGAAAATAATATTCTATCTACAGTAAATTATACGCTTCCATCATTTTTAATTAATAATGAAGAAGGCAATTATGCAAACTGGCTTACTGCTAATTCTAACTTACCACAAGAAATTGAGGATGAGTATTTTAAAGTCAGGCCTAATTCATCTTATAGTGGACAGATATATTTTAATAATTTAAATTTTTTACAGCAGCAGATTAAAAGTATTTATGGAGTATTTAAAAGAACTGGAACATCTACGCATGATATGACATTGTTTAAAGTTGTAGATCCAAATAACAATTACTTTCATGTCCATATACCAGAAAATAGTAATATGGTTACTTATTCAGTAAAATTTAATAATATATTAACTGAAAATATTCTATATTCTAATGAAACTTATATAGGATATTTAGATGGCTCAATTAATCAAGTACAAGCAGGTGAAAAGTTTTACGCAGGATTTAATATTGATAATATAGTTAAATGGTTCGGTGGACCTGTGGCATCAATTCTTGGAAATATTTCACAGTGCAGACTTTATATTGGAAATGATCAAAGTGGAGAAACTTGGTTTGACGGAAATATATATAAAGTTTCTCTTTGTAATTCAAGAAATCATTCTTTAATTGCTCCTGCATTTGGAGAAGATGGTTTGCCAGCAGACTATGAATTATATATTGCTGGTAATTGGAATCAACAATTCTGGGATAGGTATGCTGATAGCGAAGACTATGATCAAGCATTTTGGGATTATATTATTGATGGAGGAAGTCCAGGAGGAATGCTGTTTGATAAAATCTTAGATCATACCGCTAGTTACACACTGGTTGCCTCTAGATATTTTGATGATTATCAATTAGACATCGATACTATGGGATATTGGGAAGATTATCAACCATTAACATATTATGCACAATTTGTTGATGATGAAGATGGAGATCGTTCTTATGACTTAGACTTTTTACAATTTAATATTAATTATCCAGCACCATCTAAATTTTATGAAATCGAAACGCCAGGCGAAGAGTGGAGTTATGCAGAGTTATATAACAGATATAACTATCCAAGAAAAAGAACATATGATTCGTTAGACAACTTTTTATTTACTGGATACAGAGACTATGAAGACTTACAGTACAATATAACAAGAAGTTATAAATATGATACATCAAACTCATTAGTTAGATCATATGTAAGTTTTCAATATATTGAGGCAGGCGCAAGTCAAAATAATAAGTTTTTTACAAATACTGAGCCAGCAGCAAAAGAAGGAACGGTAATTCCAGATAGCACTTGGTTAACAACAAAGTATGAAGTTATAGATAATATGATTATATATCCACCTTCAGGTGTAGACTTTAATGACCTATCTTTGGTAACTCATTTAGAATTTAAAGTTAAAAATATTTTAAGAAATAAAGTAAAAGTAAAGAAACTTGAGTATTGCTCTCAGTCTTTTAACCACTATAGCAATCCTATTGGAACTAACCCATTCGTTAAGATGTATCCATATAAAAAGTCTGGAATTTATTATAATTATAAAGGTAGAAACCCATATAGCATTTATAAAAAGACATCGCCATATCTTTATATGACAAGAACAAGTGGTGTGCAGTTAAGAGGAGTTCACGATCCTTTAATTAATAGAGGCTTAATGATTCCTATTAATGAAAATAAAACTTTAGACTTTGACAAGATTATGGCTATGCAATTAGCATTAAGGTTTGACGAATACTACTTTCCATATGCTCCAACACAAATATTTGAGATAGAAGCAAAAAATGCTTATATTAAATTTTATATAGTTGCAAATGATCAGACGGGTAAGCGTGGAAAAATTTATGCAGTAAACTCCTTAACTGGTAGATTAGAAAATGGAATAAGTTTTTATCTAAATGGTAAAATTGTGAGAGACCCAGTTCTGACAATCAAGCAATGGGCATTTTTAGGTATATCTTTCTCCAACCTTTTGGATATCTCAGGAGTACTTGGCTCAATTAAACTTAATGGACCCATGCTATTTAATAATATTTCTTATTATCAGTCTACTAATTTACAAGAAGTTCAAAAGGTATCCACAAGGCCTTGGTTCCAAGTTAAAAGATCTGGTCCACTAACCCTAGACTGGGAGTATTGGATTCCTGACTTCTTCCTATGGAACGGTGTGCTAGTTCAGTCGTCTATCAGTTATTATGGTGTAGATCCAGAAGATGTATATCAAAGTTATGTAGGAACTAATAAAATAATAACAGGGACAGACAAGATTCTTGGTATTGGTCAATGCGAGTATAACGTATATCAGCAGGTATCTTGGCAACAAACAACCTCGTCAGCAGTATAATATGGTATACTGGTGGTTATGAAAAGCAAAAATCAATCACCTTTTAGCAAAAACGGTAAGCCTAGAATGCCTGGCCAGATAGGCGAAACAAAAGTTACTTTGATTGATAAGAAGTATGACTGGGGCCTATATGTTTGGAAAAGATCAAATGGTAGATGGTTTACTGATGGAGATGGAAATATTTTAAATATACCATCTATGAAGGGTGATATTTCTAAAATTGCAGAATTAAAGCAAGCAGCAGCATACTACGGTGAACCAGAGGGAGAGGCTATATTTTTCCCAGGTCTTGCCAGAGTTACTGACGAAGAATATTCTGAGCAAAAGCAGAGAATGCTTGAAGGTTGGATTCCTAACCTTAATGATATGGGTTCAGTCTATGATGCCCAGCAAACTATTAAAAAGTATGGAGCACAAGATTAATGAGCGATCAAGAATTTTTTATTAATGCAAGAATTGATAACCCAACAGATATCCTGCAGCAATTTAAGGAAGAAGATCCTTTTAATAAATCATGGAATGAGTTAAAGAATTTAATTGGGCTTGATAATAACTTCAAGCGTAGGGCAGGAAGATTGGCAGAAAAAGCAGTTGCTCCAGAAAATATGAATGGGTATTTGAATAATGCCAAAGCACAGCCTTCAGGTGTAGACGGAGCACAATCAAAAGAGATTAACCCAGGATCAGTTTATAGAAATGCCTACGGACTATTTGATGTAATCACACCACCATGGAATCTTTATGAGTTAGCAAACTACTATGACACTTCGTTTGCAAATCATGCTGCGATTGATGCAAAGGTAGAAAACATTGTTGGCCTTGGTTATGACTTTGAGGTTTCTCCATCGACGATGCTTCGTCTAGAGTCTAATCAAGATAAGGATCAGGTATCAAGAGCAAGAAACAGAATTGAAAGAGCAAAGATAGAATTACATAATTGGATTGAATCTTTAAATGATAATGATTCTTTTACAACTACCATGACTAAAGTTTATACTGATATGCAAGCAACAGGAAACGGATATCTAGAAATAGGTAGAACAACTCGTGGAGAAATTGGATATGTTGGACATATTCCAGCAACCACAATGCGTGTTCGTCGTTTGCGTGATGGATATATTCAGATCATTGGTCAGAAGGTAGTTTACTTCCGTAACTTTGGGGCAAAGAATCCAAACCCAATTACTGCTGACGCTAGACCTAATGAGATTATTCACTTTAAGCAATACTCACCTCTAAATACATTCTATGGAGTACCAGATGTACTATCTGCAATCAACTCCTTGCATGGAGATCAGTTAGCATCACAATATAACATTGATTATTTTAGCAATAAGGCTGTTCCAAGATATGTTGTTACATTGAAGGGTGCTCGTCTTTCTGCTGATGCTGAAGACAAAATGTTTAGATTCCTTCAGACAAACTTGAAGGGTCAGTCGCATAGAACTCTTTATATTCCACTTCCAGGAGATAGCGATAGCAATAAGGTAGAGTTCAAGATGGAGCCAATTGAAAACGGCGTACAAGAGGGATCATTTGAAAAGTACCGTAAGCAGAACCGTGATGATATTTTGGTAGCGCACCAAGTTCCGCTATCTAAGATTGGTGGAGGAGAGTCTGGCGGTATTGCAGCAGCATTGGCACAGGATCGAACATTTAAAGAGCAGGTAGCAAGACCTGCACAGCGAGAACTTGAAAAAACATTAAACAAGATTATTAAAGAAAAGACTGATATTTTAGTACTTAAGTTTAATGAATTAACCCTAACTGACGAAAACGTACAATCTCAAATACTTGAAAGATACGTTAAGAATCAGGTTATGCTTCCAAATGAAGCAAGAAATATTTTAGGACTTCCACAACGGGAAGGAGGAGATGAGCCTTTCCAGCCAAAGCCACAGGATACAGCAAACAGAGCAAGGGACGGAGAAAGAATGAATAATCAATCCGACAGTACTGCAACAGTTTCTGGTAGAAATCCAAAGGGCGAGGGCAGGGCAACCGAATAAGTTATACACAACTTTATCCACAGTTTATTAACATTTGTGTAAAAAAGGCCATATAATATATTCTAGTATGACTATATCTAAAGCCCATTGGGACACCAATGGCGACTCAGTAAGACTTTCCCTTCCATTTGCGAAGGTTGATAAGGAGAGACGTATCGTCTCAGGTTTTGCATCCCTTGATAATTTAGATAAGCAAGGAGATATAGTAACATCAGAAGCATCAATGAAAGCATTTGCAAATTTCCGTGGAAACATTCGTGAAATGCATCAACCACTCGCTGTTGGCAAGATGGTAAATTTTAAAGAAGATCGTTATTTTGATCCTACATCTAAAAAGTTTTATAATGGCGTTTTTGTTTCTGCATATGTTTCTAAGGGCGCACAAGATACATGGGAAAAAGTTTTGGACGGTACACTAACAGGATTCTCTATTGGTGGTCGTATGAATAAGTGGGATGACGGTTATGATGAGAAGTCAGATTCCACAATTAGAATTATTAAAGATTATGATCTTGTAGAGTTGTCACTTGTTGACTCTCCAGCAAATCAATTTGCAAACATTATGCATGTTGAAAAGGTTGATGGCGTTGCTGTTGTTAAAGGTCAAGATGTTGAGTTAGAAAATGTTTTTTATGATCAAGAGTCTGGAATTGTAATGGTTTCAGATCAAGAATCTGCTGTAAGTCCAGTTACTGGCGATCAGATGAAAAATATAGGTTTCGTTGAAAAACAAGACAACGAAAAAATGGATATAGTCAAATTCTTAGTTGATAGTGCTAAAGGCATGAATACTTCTAAGATAACAGAGGAGGTAAATCCTATGGCAAAGAAAACAAAGGCTGTTGAAGAAACAGTTGAAGTTACTAAGTCAGAAGAGATCGCTCCTATTGCTGAAGAAACTCCAGCAGTTGAAACTGAAAAGGCTGATGTTGTTGATGAAACAACTGAAAAGACTGATGTTGTAGAAACAACAGAAGTTGCTGAAACAGAAAAGGCTGCCGCATCATCTGGAGCATCTAAAGAGGAAGAAGATTCCGAAGAAGATGCAAAAGAAGATGAAGAAGAGATGAAGGCAAAGAAGAAGTCAGATGAAGTAGTTGTTGACGCAATTGCTGAAATTAAAGAAACTATTACATCGGCCTTTAGCGATCTTTCAAATACTCTTAAGTCCTTGCAGGCTGAAGTAGAAGTACTAAAGTCTACTGCAATTGACAAGGAGACAGTAAAAAGTTCGTTTGATGCAGTCGCCAGAGATATCGCTGCAACTAATGAACGATTCAGTGAGTTTGGAAAGCGTGTTGACGCAGTAGAAGCAGATACAGCATTCCGAAAGTCTGGCGATCTAGGCGAGATCGTTCAGGATCGACCACAGGAAACTATGGTTGAAAAATCCTTATGGGGCGGACGTTTCCTCAAAACAGCCGACTTATTTAATTAAGTACAAAACTCGGAGGTGACAATATGTCGGAAGAAATAAAGAAAAACCAGCCAGGAGAATCAGGCCAACTCGGTGGAACAACACCAGGTCTTTATCAGTCACAAGGTGCTTATGCATCTGGTTCTGATGCAGGCTCAAATATCCCTGGCAATTATACTGATGGTGGTGTTCTTGGAAACATTCCAAACGCTAACCTAGGTCTTACAACAGGACCAAATGCAGTAAATCCTTCAGGTGAGGCTGGAAGCGGTATCCTACGCCCTGAACAGGCACAGCGTTTCATTGATTACGTTTGGGACGCCACAGT